TCTCGCCAGTCTCAACCGGTGAGATCCTATCGATTAGCTAACCCTTAGCCAACCTGCTTAACCAACCCTTAGCTAACCTAACGAACTATGACGAAAACCATTGCAGCCGCTTGTTTCGTAGGTGCCACGTGCACCGCATCACTGCCGCTGGCGGCTGGCCTGCTGGCGGCTGGCCTGATCTGTGCTACAGTAGACTTGTTCAATCAACCAGCCTGACCTGTGGCAACTGTATTAACCGGACAGGACATCACCGACTACCGAGCCCGTGTTTTATTGTCCGCTCTAAAATTAGAGTGTTTGGGTATGAAGCGTAACGGTCCTAGTGTATACTCTATAGTCAAGCGAGACTATAATTTAAAAGGTAGCAAGCAAAGTGTATATGATCAGCTTAAATCTATCTTAGGTTAATTAACCCTTACCACCGGCCTCCCTTACACTTAGGGGGGCACGGTTCAGTATATTTAGCGCGTGTGCGGGGCCCAGGGAACCTACTGGTACAACCCCATTTCTCTTTACTGTTACACAGCCACGGGGGTAGGGGGTCAATTCCTGTGATACTGTAAACAGGTACCCCCTAAAAAATGAGCGACACACCTTCGCTGCAGCTGCGCTGGGCCCAGGGTGAGGTGTTTTCAAGCCGTAAACGCTTCAGAGTCCTGGTTGCAGGCCGCCGATTCGGCAAGAGCTACCTCTCTTGCATCGAATTGCTGCGTGGAGCAATCGAACGTCCGGGCGAAACCTTCTTTTACTGCGCCCCGACCTACCGGATGGCGAAGGATATCGCCTGGAAAGCCTTAAAACGCCTTGTCCCCCGCGCCTGGATCAAGTCCAAAAACGAAACCGACCTCAAGCTGGAGCTAGTCAACGGCAGCACCATCGAATTGAAGGGCGTAGAGAACGCAATGGCGCTCCGGGGCCGCAGTTTGGCCGGCGTAGTCCTCGACGAAGCCGCCTTCATGGACGCCGAGGTCTGGTTCGAGGTAATCCGCCCGGCCCTCGCCGACAAACAAGGCTGGGCCCTGTTCATTTCCACCCCGGACGGCACCGCGAGCTGGTTTTACGACCTCTGGTGCTACTGCGCCGAGGGCGAAGACCCCAACTGGATGCGGTGGCAGTTCACCACAATCCAAGGCGATAACGTCCCACCAGAAGAAATAGAAGCCGCCCGAGGCCAACTCGACGTTCGCACATTCCGCCAGGAGTTCGAGGCCAGCTTCGAGAACCTTTCCGGCCTAGTCGCCATCTCATTCTCCGACTCGAACATCGACCCAATCGTCCAAGACCTCCCCATCGTCCCCCTACTAATTGGGGTGGACTTCAACATCGACCCAATGTCCGCAATCTGCGCGGTGAAAAAGGGCAACGACCTGTGGGTATTCGACGAAATCATCATGACGGGCGGCGCCACCACCTGGGATCTGTGCGAAGAAATCCAACGCCGCTACGGCGTGGAGCGCCGAATCATCGCCTGCCCAGACCCCACGGGTGGCGCCCGCAAAACCTCTGGCGTGGGCTATACCGACCACACCATCCTAAAAAAATCCGGCTTCAAAGTCTCCAGCCCCCGCTCTCCCTGGAAAATCCGCGACAAAATCACGTGCGTCAACACCGCCCTCCTCGACGCCACGGGCAACCGCCGCCTCTACATCCACCCGAGATGTAAAGAATTAATAAAATCTCTCCGCACTCTCACCTACGCCCCCGGCACCGGCCTCCCAAACAAGAACTTGGGCGTGGATCACGCCTTCGACGCACTGGGATACATGTGCTTACAGGTTTTCAACCTCGCCAAACCAGAAACTATGCACTCGACCGACTATCGTGTGTGGTAGATGCACCTCTGTCATGCCCGGCCATTACGGCGACAAGACCATGCCCAAGAAAGGCGCCAAAAAGCCCGGCAAAAAGGTTAAAAAGTAATGGCCAAGCCTGGTCTGTACGCAAACATCGCCGCAAAACGCAAGCGCATCGCTGCCGGCAGCAACGAAACCATGCGCAAACCCGGAACTAAGGGCGCCCCAACCGCCGCCGCCTTCAAAGCGTCCGCCAAAACCGCCAAAAAGCCCAAGAAAAAGTGACAATCCACACCTTCCAGGGCTACCCCACCTACATCGAAGTGGACGCCGAAACTGGTCGCACTGCAGTCACCTTCGACTTCAAAACGCCCGGCGAAGCCCCGCTATTTGCCGGCTTCATGGGCAACATCTTCAACGGCGTAGAGGTCCTAGTGGAAATAGAAGAGGACATCGAGGAGGACCCCGATGACGATTGAATACTCTGCCAAAATAGGCAATAAGTAGGAGCATCATCGTGGTTTACAGCGCCAACGTCCCCCCAACTGGCGCAATCGTCAGCGAATCCCCCTTCGTCCGATCACTAGAAGTGATTGGCATGATGCCGGACTGGAAAGTAGTAGCTGCCGTCACCAACGGCACCAACTACATCCGCGATCTCGCTGAGTTGTACCTGCCACAAGAACCTCGTGAAGACGACGAAGCCTGGCAAACCCGCATCAACCGCAGTGTCCTCTCCCCGTACACCAGCCGGCTAATTGAAACAGCAGCCGGCGCCGTCCTCCGTAAACCAATCCACATCGAAGGCGACCCGTACTGGAGCGAATTAGCAGAAAACATTGACGGCATCGGCTCCAGCATCAACGAATACGCCCGCCGCGCCCTAGTCAGCAGCCTGACCTACGGCCACAGCGCAATCCTGGTTGACTTCCCCGCAGCAACTGGAGCCCGCAACCTGGCAGAAGAACGCGCCATGGGCCGCCGCCCGTATTTCGTCCACGTCGATGCCCCCCAGATCTGGGGCTGGCGTAAGGATGCCACCAACCGCCTAACTCAAATCCGCATCCACGACTACGAATATCGCCCGCTGAACGAGTTCGGGGAAGAACAGGTCGAGGTAATGCGCGTGATCTACCCAGGGCGCTACGACCTGTACACCTTGGGCCGCAGCACCGAAACAGTAGACCTAACAGAATCGGGCGGCTTCAGCCTGGACACCATCCCTGTAGTCCCGATTTACAGCAACCGGCGTGGCGTCCTGATCTCCCAGCCCCCACTGCTCGACATCTCCAACCTAAACATCACGCACTACCAACGCCAAAGCGACCTAATCCACGCCCTCCACATCGCGGCCATGCCCACCCTCGTCCTAGAGGGCTACAGCCAAGACAGCAGCGAGGCCACCATCGGCGTGAACTACGCCTTGGGCATGGAGCCAGGCCACAAAGCCTATTACGTGCAGTCGGACGCCACCAGTTTCGACGCCCAAATGAACGAACTCCAGTCACTGGAGGGCCAAATGTCCACATTGGGCATCACCAAGCTATTCGGCCAAAAATTTGTAGCCGAATCTGCCGAGGCCAAACGCATCGACCAAGCCCAATCCAACAGCGTCCTCTCCATCATTAGCCAAGAACTGGAATCCTGCCTCAACCAAGCGTTCGCCTTCGCCGCCCAGTACGTCGGCATGGAGCCTCCGGTCATCACAATCGACCGCGACTTCGACTACTACCGCCTAATCGGCCAAGACATCGCAGTCCTCGCCCAACTGAATGAGTCCGGCAAAATCAGCGATACAACGCTGCTGGAAGTCCTAAGGCGTGGCGAGATCCTGCCCGACAACATGGATATAGAGGACGAACTGGAGCTACTATCAGCACCAAATCAGCCACCCACAGTGCCTGAGCCGGAAATGTTGACGTAGACTTAACGGTAATGCGGTTCGTACACACAGAAGACCAATGACTACGACAGCTTTCATTGGTGCCAACGGGTTCGTTAGCAACGTTTCCCCCTCTACTCCGTTGCCGGTAAACATCGGCAGCGCCACGCTGAGTGTGACTGCGGATGGCGTCGAAATCAAAAACGACGCCGGCAACCCAATCCCGGTTAGCGACAACAGCAGCAGCCTCACCGTTGACGGCAGGGCATACCGCACCACCGCCACCATCACCCGGCCCAGCAACACCACTGCATACACCGCTGGCGATGTGGTAGGTGACACAGGCGGCAGCGCCATCATCAGCCTTACCTCCGCTGGCCCGACTGCTGGCTTCGTCATCATCCAGAGCATCTCGCTGGTGTTTTCTGACAGCACGGTGCCATCTGGCATGGGTGCGTTCCGCGTTCACCTGTATTCCGCCTCACCTACCGCCATTGCAGACAACGCCGCCTTTGACCTGACCAGCGGCGAGCGTGACACCTACATGGGCTTCATTGACCTACCCACACCTGCAGACCTCGGCAGCAGCCTCTACACGCAGACTGACTATCCCGGCAGGCTGATCAAGCTGGCTGCCGCCAGCACCACTCTATTTGCTGAGCTTGAAACCCGTGGTGCGTACACCCCCGTTAGCGCCAGCACGGTGAGCATCCGCGTGAATCTGCTGGAGGCAGGACTCTGATGCGTGGCTCCGCAGTATTTCGTACCGGCGTTGCTCCTGGTGGTGCATTAGCTGGCCCATGGGTGCAAAACTCACTGTGGGCTCGTGCTCGCGCAGTGCCATCACTTGATCTGCGTTTTGCCGACAACAAGTCACTAGTCGATGCCACTACTGGTGCTCAGCTCGTCACCTTCACCCGCGCCAGCAGCGGCACGTACGTCGGCAGCGATGGGGTGCTGCGGTCGGCGGTTACTAATTTGGTGACGTATAGCGAAGATTTTAACGAATGGGTTCTAACTAATGTTGATCTCAATCCAGATCAAGTTGTAGCACCAGATGGTACTTTGACGGCTGATGAAATGCTTTCTACGTCAGGCGTTACAGGGGTTCACAGGGTTGCCAGTGATTATACGTTTAGCAACGCAGGCGACAAAACAATTTCTGTATATGTTAAAAATAAAGATGCAGATGCAATACGAGTAAATCTCTACAATCCAACTGATGGTAATGTAGCACTTGCAGATATAGATCTTTCCGATTTTTCTGTTGAGTCGGGATCTGCAACAGTTTCTCCAGTGGGAAATGGTTGGCACAGAATTTCCTTGTCTGGATCTTATAGTGCTCTTTATTCTCAATTCTTTATCCAGCTTGTCAAGGGTGGCGATAACAATTTCACTGGTGACGGAACAGGTGTGTACCTCTGGGGCGCCCAACTAGAGCAGTCCAGCACGGTCGGTGATTACGTCCCCACCACCAGCACGATCAACAGCGCCCCACGCTTCGACCATGACCCACAGACGGGTGAAAGCCTGGGCCTGCTGGTGGAAGAGGCGAGGACGAACAGTTTTGCGTGGTCAAACAGTGCAACACAAGGCGAAACTTGGAACAACGTCGGGAATCAGCTAAATCTTGCCAGTGGTCAGTCCGATCCAGCAGGCGGTACGGCGGGCATCCGAGCTACAGACGCAAACAGCGCCAGCGGTGGCACAAGTCTACAAAGAACTAATCTGGCAAATTTAACAGCCAGTACAACAGTAACTTATTCTATTTGGCTGAAACCTATTGATTGTCCAGACAATTTTATCAACCTTATTATTTTTGCAAACACGACAACTGACTCAATCAATGCTACTTTTTTAGTTTCCGGCACGGATATCACAGCGGTCTCAACTTCTGCTAATGGCACTGGAGTAGCATCGGGCGCCAGTTTTGAAGTATTTCCAAACGGATGGTATCGCTGCCGATTAACAGGCGTACCTTCAACAGTGACGATGGCTGACGTAAGGGCAAGGCTTAGCGTTGGCTCCTACCAACGCGCAATAGGCACTGCCCGATTTGATTGGTACGGGGCACAGTTTGAGAGCGGCGCTTTTGCTACGTCGTATATCCCCACATCTGGAACTGCCGCCACCCGCGCCGCAGATGTGGCCAGCATTACCGGGTCGAACTTTAGCTCCTGGTATCGGCAGGATGAGGGGACGGTGTTTGCGGAGTTCCAGCCTCGCGCAAATGCAACTGCTGGCGTTGCCTATCTAAACGCTGGAAGCGTCAACGAAGCAACGCGCATCTTTTATAACTCAACGATTTCAAACTATACGTTTTCTGTTAGGGCTGCTGGTGTGGAGCAAAGTTCAATAAACAACTTAGGCGCCTATGTTTTGCAGTCTGAGCGGATTTCGGCTGCTTACAAGGTAAACGATCTGGCTGCATCTAGAAACGGCGGCGCTTCTGTTTCGGATGTTTCGGCAACTTTGCCAACCGGAATAGACCGCCTTAATCTGGGCACGACTCAAAGTCCAAATTATCTCAACGGCACCATCCGCCGCCTCACCTACTGGCCCACCCGCCTCAGCAACGAAGTCCTACAACGCATCACACAATGACCGACACACTGACAGCTATCGAAACCGTGCCGATGCCCATTGGCCCGTTCTTCCGCTTCCCCGATGAAGCCACCGGCACTGCTGCCTTAGATGCTGCTGGTCTACTCAACGAAGACGGCGAGTACATCACCGCTTCCCACACCCACGCATTGGACGTGATCGGCGTCATCACCCGTGGTGGTGAATGGGATGACGAAGGCAACGTCATCACCCCACCTGAGGTGCTCGATGGCTGGCACGTCAACTACGTCGGCAACTTGCCTGATGGGTGGGAGGAGTTTGCGGTGTATCCGGCAAATCCTGTCAGGGTGTGGGCTTAAGCGTTTAATCCGGCCAACATAATAGGCGTACGCTATTAGAAGCCCGCGTTACGGCGCTTAAAGCCTGATGACAGGCACTAACTAAACCCAATTTTAGTGTAGTATTAGATTGTTAACTCTAGTAACTACCTCGTGTCCGAAAACCAGATCCCGGAAGCCACTCCTGTGGATGGCGCTTCCCAACAGCCTGTGGCTGTCCCTGGTACACAAGACCTCGCCAGTCAGATCGAGGCTTTGCGTTCCAAAAACGCAGAACTGATTTCTGAGCGCCGCAAGGACCGCGAAAACCGCGACACCTTGCAGCAACAAGTAGAGGAGTTGCGTTCTGCCCAAGAACAGGCCAAAACCACAAAACTTGCCGAATCCGGCGAGTACAAAACTTTGTGGGAAGAGGCCCAAAAAACCGTTGCCGAACTCAAGCAACAGTTGAACACCAAAGAATCCGAAGTGGAGCAAATCCGCCAAGGCTTCACCCAAGAACAGCTTCGAGCTGGCGCCATCGCCCAACTTTCTCAAGCTGGTGCATTGGCTCCCGATCAGCTGTATCGTTTGTTGCAGGAGAACCTACGCGCTAAAGAAGGACAGCCTGTGGCTGTTGCCGGCGGCGTCGAAGTTCCAATTAGCGACTACATCGCCAACTTAAAAAATCCGGGTAGCGGTTACGAGCATCATTTCGCTGCAAGTAATCGTTCCGGTATGGGTGTAACGAGCAGTGCCCGTTCCACCGCCGTCCCAGGTCAGGCCAATCCTTGGTCTAAAGAAGCCTGGAACGTTACCCAGCAGATGATGATGCTGGTTGATAACCCCGATATGGCCCGCCTCCTGAAATCAGAAGCCGGCGCCTAGCCCCTGTGGGGCAAACCCATAAACCTCACTGGAGCTAATCCATGTCTGCCTTTAGCGGCAATTATTCGGGAGGAACATTCCTCTCCAACCTTGTTACTCGCCCCGAGTTCCTTCAGTACACCGCTGAAGGTATCTTCGAGCAGTCGAAGTGGGTTCAGTCCGGCATTGTGCAGCGCAACGCTGCTCTTGATGCCCGTGCTGGCGGCACCCGCGTGCGCGTCCCCTTCTTCGACCCCATCGCCCCGACTGAATCCCAGATTCTGAGCAACTCCACCTGGGGTGGCGGTGGCGGCTACCTGGTGCCAGCAAACGTGACTGCCGACGAGCAGATCATGACCTTGCTGCACCGTGGCTTTGCCTACGCCGCTGATGATCTCAGCAAGCTGGGCTCTGGCGCCGATCCTTTGGCCCACGTCCGCAACCAACTCACCGCAGCCATCAACAAGCTGAAGACTGCCACTCTGGCAGCCCAACTGCTTGGTCTGTTCGGCGGCATCTCCGGCTCTGGCGTCCTTGGCCCCAACCAACTGGACAAGTCCTTCGCTGGCGTCCCTGGTTCAATGGTCGAGGCCAACTTCCTGAACGCCGCCAACGTCGTTGGCACCAAGGTGAAGTTGGGTGAGCGCGGCGATGAACTCGATTCGATTGCAATGCACTCGAACGTGGCTTACTACCTGCAGCAAGTCGGAATGCTGGTCTTCAGCAGCTCCGCGTTGTCTAGCGGTAGCGCAATCACCTTTGCAGGTGGCGGCGTCGGTGTTACCCAAACCGAAGTACCTTTCTTCGCTGGTTTGCGTGTCGTCATCGACGACCAACTCGTCGCCCTCACCGGCGGCACCGCAACCCACGCCAAGAAGTACCCCGTCTACTTGTTCAAGTCGGGCGTAGTTGCTGAAGGCATCCAACAAGACCTACGTCTTGCTGCCGACCGCAACATCCTGTCCATGCAGGACGTTCTGGCTGTGGATTACCACTACGGTTACCACGTAACCGGCACCAAGTGGGCTGCCGCCACCGACAACCCCCTCAACACCACTGCTTCCGACCAACTGGGTAACACCAGCAGCTGGAACCTGGTGTACTCCACCACCAAGATGGTCCCCGTGGCCCGCTTGCTGGTCAACACCCCCTTCGACACAACTGCTTACGCCTGATAAGCAGCTACTCGAAAGAACTGGGGCCCTACGGGGCCCCTTTTTCATGCCAACTCAACCCAGTCCCAGTCGAATC